AGTTTGCCATCTACACCCAGCAGCAATTTGTATACAGTATTCCCCAGTCCAGTCCCGAGAGCCGCCCAACCTCCTGCCTCGGTCCACTTAGCCACACAGGCCATATTGGTATTGCCGTTGATTTGTGCCCACCAACCACCGATGTAAACCGCTCCATCGGGGCCAATAATGACACTGCGCACATACGCACTCGCCGTGATGCTCGTCACACCCCAATTGGACCAGATCCCGTATCGGTCTCTCCGTGCCAGGGCATACGCCGAAAAGCTCGTGCTGTTACCCAACACGGCCGCCGTCTCAGCCTGGCGCAAAATCAACGGATCCGGCATCTTGAACGTCACCATCATCCGGCTGCCCGTAAATTTATCCAGCAGCCCAGGCAGCCCGGTCACGTACACACTGTTCAACTCAACTGGATCGCTGGCGTCCTCGCCTGTGGTTGCATCTACCCACTTAGCGATGATTGTTATCGGCTGTTCATCATAGATCATCCGCTTTGGGTTGACCGCCGCCTCCAGCGCCCGGATTTTTTTGAGCATCTCGATTTCATCTGTCCCAGTGAATAGGAGTTCCATCCCCCAGTATCGCTCCTGTGCCCGTGCACCCTGGTAGGCCGAACCACCGCGTACCAGGTCAACCCCGGCCAGGTCAAACTCTGCCAGCCCCAGCCCGGGAGCCCGAATAATCGTTGCATAATCCTTCACCCGCAGCAACGTCCCACCTCGGCGGCATGTCCCTCGCCGGAAACTGCTCGACTGGTGTGGCGTCCCCGCCCAGCCGAATTCTTTCATCCCTCGCAACCAGCCCTGGCTGTCGCCGTCAAAATACGTATTGTCATATCCCGATTTGAACAGCCATCCGTCTGTGTAGAATCTCCAATCTGCCGTGTAGGAGGTCAAAATAATCTGGAGATACACTGTCACAGCACCGGTCGGCGTATAGCTCAGTGTCTTTCGCATCCATTTATTGCTCGCAATACCCCGCCCGGTCACGCTCAACTCTGCCAGCACCGCCCCGCCCGTGTTGTTGATAATCTGCAATTTCGCCGTCCGACTACTGGTTAGCAGCAAATCACACGACCAGGTGTACAGTTGATTGGCGCTCAGCGAAAAGGTCGCAGACGTGCGGATACCCCGTGTCCCGGCTCCCGGCCCGGCCGTAAACACGAACGAACTCGCATACACGCCTCGCCGGGTATACGTACTCACCCGGCTCCAGGTCGCCCCCGTCCCCACCTGGCTGAAACCCGTCATAGCCGCATCGAACTCAAAGCTCGGATTGGCAATCAGGTTGACCGCTTCCTCCGGCTCCACGATGTAAAATTCCAGGCTCGCATTGGTCATAATTTAGCCCTCATAATTGCCGTTATCGGCTTATCCTGCCGGGTAAAAAACTTGAAACGCGTGGAGTTCCCTCAAGATTTGGCCGTTGCTGCCCTCATCGGAAACATTCACGTTCCATGTGGTTGAATTGTTTACAGTATTACTGCCAGGGTTGGCTCCATATGCCACATCCGGCAGTGCCATACTGGCTTCCAGTTCAGGTAGAGCTGTGCGAGACAGATCCCGCATAGCATCTTTGATTCCAATCAATCCGATTTCCCACGGTGTTGGGCTGCCCGGTGTCAACCAATCCGGCAGCTCCAGCCCCTTGATCGCCTCAGTCATATCCTGAATCCAACCAATCACGCCGTCAATCGCATTGCCAACGCCATCCAGGGCAGGGGCAAACGTGTTTTGCAAAAAATCACCAACATCCTCAATTACTGGCCCAAACGTGTCGGATAGCAGCGCGGCCAGGTCTTCAAACAGCGGAAACACGTTATCACTCAGGAAACCCCACACGGCTTCCAGGGCAGGTTGCAAAACATTTTGCCAGAGACCAGCTGCTGCAGTGATCACTACGTTGAAGACTGCGCTGAAGAACTCGCCAATGGCCTGGAAAAGTGGAAAAATATTGTCATTCAAAAACGTCCAGACCGCTGTAAATGCCGGCAGTAAAATGTTCTGCCAGACGCCCGCCAGGGCTGTCACCACAACCCCGAAGACGGCGCCGAAGAAATCTCCAATCGCCTGAAATAGTGGGAACACGCTGTTATTCAAAAACTCCCATACTGCCGTAATAGCCGGCAGCAAGACGGTTGTCCAGAAATCGCTCACCGCCTGGATCGCAATCGGAATGTTTGTAGCCAACCAGGTATAAATATCAACGAAAACCGGCACCAGATTGGTCTGGATCCAGCTCCAAACGTTTGTCAATGCCGGAATGAGCACGTTATTCCACCAGTCGCTCACCGCCTGGATTGCAATCGGAATATTTGTGGCCAACCAGGTTACTATCTCTGACAGCACCGGGATCACATTCTCCTGGATCCAGGCTCCTGCAGTTTGCAGCGCCGGGATAAATACGTTCACAAACCAGTCCTTGACGGTCTGAATGGCAATCGGAATATTGGTCTGCAACCAGGTCACAACCTGGTCAAAGATGGGCTTCAGGTAGGTGTTCCATGTGTCTGTGATGAATGTCCGGATGCCGCCCCAATCACTTTCCCATGCCGAGTACAAAACATATGCCGCCGCCGCTACCAGCGCGATCACGGCGATAATCGGCAGCATGCTGGATATAGCAGCCACTGCTGCTGGGATTACCGTTGAGTAAACAAACGCGATAATCGGCACCGCCAGCGCCGCCAGAATGGCCACAACCGCGGCCTTGTTGGTTTTGAGTGTGGTCACAAGCCAATTGAAGGTGTCCACGATCCATGAAACGGCATTGTTGATTTTCTCACCCAGGCTGTAGGCCGCATCTTCACTCATCCCGAATAGTTCAAATAGCCCGCCCAGGTAATTGGATCCATCCTCAAAATTGACAAACAATCCGCCTAGCCCGTTGGCTGAAATCACGTCAACCAGGTGCACAATCTCATCACCCAGCGCCGTAAACCACCCGGCTGCACTTTCTAGCCAGGCTTGCACGGCTGGCGATCCCATCAGGTCAGTGAACAAGCCGAATACGGCGCTTAGCCCCGGCAGCAGCCCGGCGGTCATCTCTTCGCCAATATTACCGAGCACATTTTTGAAAATGGTCCACTGCCCGACAAACGTCTCTCCGGCCGCAGTGGCTGTGCCGCCGATCGAATCCTCCAGCGTCTGGAGAATCAATGCCTGTGCCCCGGCTACATCCCCGGACGCATACATCGCATTGATCATGTCCTCCATCTCGTCAGAGAATGTCGCCCCGGCCTGCTTCAGCCGCATCAGGCCCACGCCTGGTTCTGCCAGTGCCTTTGAGGTCATCAGGGTCGCCTGGGTCAAATCAATACCCAGCGACTCAGCCAGATCCATCGAAATCGCCATCGCCCTGGGGAACGTATCCTTCGAAATCGAATCAAACCGCGCCATCACAGCTGCGGCCGAGGCAATCGTGTCGTCCTCAAAGCGGGTTAGCCCCTGGTATTGCTGAGCCAGTTCGTCAATCATCTCGGCAGTCACGCCAGAAACGCCGCCTGTATTCTGCAGCGTTCGATTCAGCCGTGCGGCGATCAGTTCAGCTTCCCCGGCTGCCGAAATCCCCTCGTACAGATAAGCGGTTACAGCGGTAATCCCTGCTGCGGCCACTGCCAACGCACCCGTCACCATCGTGCCGCCAAGAGAGCTTAGCTGGCTGACAATGCCGCCAGAGGCCTCTTCAGCCGTCTTGGCCGCATCAGCCATTCCTTCAACGTATTGACTGGGATCCAGTCCCAGCTTGACGACCATCGATCCGAGTACGCTCATTTTGCTCCTTCGCCCCTCTCCCTGGCCTCAGAAGAGGGGCGTTCAGGGGTCATTTTTAGTTCCGATAATCTGGGTTATCAGCGCTGCCGTTTATCCTCGCCGCCGAATGCTGCATTCATCATCTCGACCATCTGTAGCATCTCTTGCCATGATTTTTGGGGTGTTGCAGTGCTCTCGGTTTGAATCTCTCGCTTCGGGACAAACTCACTGGGTTGATAGGCCTTTCGGCGCTTCTTGGCATCCCGGTTCGCATTGGCAATCGTGCTGGCCACAATCCCGGTCCGCTGATCATCAACATCGCAGCCCCACGGCTCCAGACCGTAAAACACGGCCCATTCGGCCAGTTCCCGGCTGCTGATGCGGCTGAGCAGTTCACCAACGGTCATGCCCAGTGCCAGGGCCAGGCGGAAGTAAAACCGGCGCTCAGGCCGGAGCGTTAGTTTTTTGTGATCTCGTCGACGTCCTCAGAGGTCAGCCCACTGAGCCGGCGAGCCACTTCAAAAACACGTTCCAGCGCAACGGCAGCTTTCTTGCCCAGCGCTTCCACGTCTTCTGCGCTGAAAACCCGGTTCCCATGTTCGTCCACAACAGACATGCTCACCAGTTTGGCTCGTAAGTTCTGCAAGCGCACTTCCGTGGTCTTGCCCTTCTTGTCAATCATGGATGCTTCCAGCGCATCCCGTTCCGTTCCGGTCAAGCCGCGGACAAGCACCTCGCCGCCCCATTCCGGGACTGCTACGGTCTCTGTGGGTATATCCTGGGCCTCTAAAATCTGTGCCCGTGTCAAAATCGCCATCGTCAACCTTTCTACTGGTTCCCACCCTCCCCTCAAGGGGGAGGGTTAGGGAGTGGGTTCAATCGTTACGCCAGAGTCGGCTTGCCGCTGACAGTCAATGTGACATCAGCCGTCAACAGTCCATCCACAGGCGCATTCGGCTCAAACGCCGTCACCAAAGCCGCAAACGTCCAGGTCGTACCCCCCGCATCCGGGAACACAAGCTGGAAATTCCGCTTGGTACGGTTCACAGCATCCTTGATCAAGCCCGCGCTGTAGCTGTGGGTCGCGTGGGTCGGCAGGAAGTTGACCGTCAGTGTCACCTCACCCGCATCCAGAAGACCGCCGACAAACTCTTTCCAGCCGTCGGTCGAATCGTGCGAGGTCGCTTCCAGCGCTTCCTGATGGATTTGGGGCGGCTTGAGGTCGCTCACTTCGGCAATGGTCGCAAACGTTTCAGGCGCGCCCCCATTACCGAGCTTGAGCAGCGTCCCATGTGCAAATTCAGCAGCAGTAGCCATATGTCATCCTCCTATGGCAGCGCCAGCACGCCAAACTTCACGTCCGCAGCGCTGGCCTCCAGGTAGATATACCCATCCGACTGCCGCCATCCCGGCAGCGCCCGCAGGTTGAACACCCGGATTGCTCCCGCAGCGATGGCTTCGGTTGTGATATCTTCAGTCCGGCCATACGGATCCTCGGCGCTCGTGATGGTGATGGTTGCTGGTGACGCGCCAGAATTGTGCGCAATCACCAGGTCATTTCCGCTGGCCACAAACTGGTTTTTGTTTGCCACATCCGCCGCCGTCATGGTAATGGCGGCTCCAGCGCCGGTATACGGCGATGCCGGCACGGTGGTTTTGGTTAAAGTTGTTCGAGGCATTGTTCCTCCTCCTCAACAGATTCTTTCTCTACCGGCCCTTCGGCCGGGAGAACAACAGGGATTTCCTCAATCTGCCCTTCGACAGAATGGGGATGTGATCCGCGAACATGCGACTTTATCGCGTTCTCGTCATCCAGGATATCGACCGGACAGTGCTTGCACTGGTACAGTACATGCCCGTTCCAATCTGCCGTGGTGTAATCAACGGCCATCACTGGATTCCCAGTCGCTTTTTGTACAACGGTTACAGACTTTTTCATACAACCTCCACGGCATACGGCACACCGAAGTCCACGACCCGGCGCCTTAGTTCGTTGCTGGCGTCCATCTCGCCGAAAACATTCTCAACGGTCACGCCGCGTACCCGGCAGCCGCTGAGCGTAAAGCTCTTGCCTGCCAGGGCGTTGATCAACGCATTGCTGATGCCAACCAGCGCATCCCGTTCCGGCCCGTAAATGTCGAACTGGATCCGTGCCCGGCGCAGCAGGGTGGGGCCTTCCAGCGTCCGTCCTGGCGTATCCTGGTCAACTTCAATCATTCGCGCTGCGGGCAGCTGTACATTGGTTGGCAGCACATCTGGATAGATGCGCTCTCCAATCAGCGCCGTCACCCCGGCGTCAAGCGCCAGGTATTGCGTCAGTGCATCCAGGATATCGGGCTCGCTCATTCCAGTCCTTCCTCCAGCAAATCCCACAGTGCCTTGCCGATGACATCCTCAATCTCTTGCGGATTCTCGTCAATCGCCGGTCTCAGGTATGGCCGTGCCGGAATCGTGACGCTGGTTCGCAGCGCATACTGCGCATCACCAGCCTCATCCACCAGCACGCCGCCATTGTTACCAGGCACAAACCGCAGCGTCCCAGGGTAATCCCGTGGCCCTGGCACACCTTTGGCCGCACTCGTCAGCGGGATCGCCAGGTATTTGCTGCTCTTTGGCCGGATCACGCCGCCAAACTCATGGATCGCCGCGTAAATCTGCGCCGTTCCAATTTGCACCAGGTGATCACTCACTGGCTCAGCCTCAATCGAATCCCGGAGATCTCCGGTATCAATCAGGTGCTGTTTGCGAACATTTTGTTTGGCGCGCCGTTCTACCAGCAAACCGCCCTGCATCAACGCCTTGCGGGCATCAGACCCACTCAGGCGTGAAATCTGGGCCGCAATGGTCTGCTGCAACTCGTGTACACCAACCACGCTGGTCATGGCGCCACCTTGACCTTGTTCAGCACCAGCGCCTTGTGATGGACGCCGTCACCGCCCAGTCTGGGCAGCACCTCAGCAATCAGGAACGGCCCGACCGTTGAGCCGTCTTCAAGCAGCACAGTGCCAACCCGGTCTACATCCGAAACGTCCACATCAGCTTCAACCAGCAGCTTAGAAGTCGTGGCCATCACCAATCCCATCGTAGAGGCGATCTTCTCGGTCTTCGTGATCAGCCGACCGCGCACAGCGGCCAGGTTCTGCCAGACCAGCTTTGTTTCGTTAGCCTGGCCATAGGTCACGGTTGCCCGCTGAAAAACCACCTGATGGATGAGTCGGTCTCGGAACATGATGCCTTTCCCACCGCCCCCGGTTTCCCAGGGGCGGTGTAGATTGTTAGCTGAGCTTCAACATTGCCCGCGGCTTGGCCAGACTGGCCAGTGTCCCGGATGAATCCAGCGCAATGGCCTGTTGCCCATAGATCGTGGCTTTGAGGCCCTCACTGGTTGATCCCTGGTAAGTGACCGAGTACTCGTCTATCTTTTCTTGCTGTGCCCGCGGATCACGGAGCGACACAAAGTGAGCGCTCAACAGCAGCTCAATCTGCTCCAGCAGCGTACTGCCCAGGTTTTGATCAACCAGCCGTTCATCCACCAGCGCATGCGCCATATTGATAAACGCATTCACCTGGTCTTCTGTCAGGCTAGTGCTGATAATTTCCATTACCTGTTCAGCTGTTACACGAGCATCAGCAACCAGAATAGCCATAGACTCAGCCCTTCTTACCCTTCACAACCGGCTTGGGGGTCTCTTCAACCGGGGTTTCATCGGTAGGGGAGATCTCGACCTCGGCTTCCTCCTCCTGTACCAGCTGCAGTTTGTCACCAAACGCAGCCAGTTCGGCATCGGTCGCCTCGAAAACCTCACCGGGCACGTAAACCCGGTCCCCGCTGCGGTGCTTGCCGGTCAAGACTTTGACGCGTGCCATCTTAGGCTCCGGTGTAGTGCACGATGCCGGAATGGCCAGCCGCATCAGACTTGATGCGAGGTGCCATCGCAGCCATGACCTTGAAGCGGGTCATCATGCCGCCCAGATCGTCCCACTGAACCGGGACAACATCCTGGGCCAGGGCCAGGTCAACCACGTTGCGCTGCATGCTTACCAGCACCAGGGTGCCGCTGGTCAAAGTCGCAGCGTTCTTCACGGCGTTCAGGCCGGGAATGTTTTCAACACAGCGCCGCAGGGCGGTCTGACCGGAACCATCGGTGTACATCGCCAGCATTTCGGCGTACTGGTCGTTCGGCACATACAGCACGTATGGGCCACCATAGCCGTCATTGCGGGCAGCCGCCACCATCTTGTTGACAGTGGTGTAGATGTTCGAGATGGTACCGAAATCGCCATCGGCCGAGCCGGTGTTGCGGCTGGGGTGGGTGGTGTACCCATACAGCGCATAACCGCCAGATTTGACGGTCGAACCGTTGAACAGGATGCTTTCCAGCCCCTCAGCAACCTTCTGAGCAGCAATGGTGGCGTTGGTGGTATCCACCGCATTGCCCATCCGACGGCTGGCTTCCAGCTCACGGATGCCGATGCGGAAGTCCTTGTGCACGATCGGGATCGGCACACCTGCGATGTCGTAGGTCGACGCGTCTTCGGTGCCCACGGTAGCCCCGTTCATGTCCACGTTGGCCGCACTCATGTCGCTCGCGCGCTCGTAAGCGGAGATCAACGTGCCCAGGCCACCCAGCGGGTGAATCAGGTTGAACGCCCGCAGGTCAGCAATGCCAACCAGGGCCTGCTTGGCCACCGCCACAACCGCCTGGTCAATTTCGCGCCACTCATCGGTGCGCAGCAAGCCGTTGGTACGCAGCACATTCACCTGCATATTGGCCGCCAGCAGGCGGGCCGGGGCGCTCGCAAAAAACGTTTGCGGAGAAGAAATCAAGGGGTCCATGTTACATAGCCTCCACTCGGATCCGAGCTGCGGAGCCCGTGGTGTTGTTCAGATCTTCCATCGCCATCGCGACAATGCCGCGGGTGTAGATGGTGTAAGTGGCCGAACCACCCTCGTCAGCCGCAATCGCAGTGTGCTTCTGCAGCGTACCGTCGCCAGCTGATTCGAGGAAGTCGCCCTTCGCAACGTTCTCGCCGTTCTTCAACAGCGCGTTGATCTCGTCGCCTGGGCGGGCCACAACGTACAGCACGGTATCGTCTGCGGCATAGGCATCGTCAATGTCGTCACCGACAATCGATTCCTCAATCGCAAACATCGGCTGGGCATTGCCCTTTGCCGTACCATGCACCTCGATTTTGTCGTTCGAGTTGAACTGGAGCAGGTGACCGGGGGTAATGGCGCCGTTTGCCACGGCTTCCTTGTAGACCGGGTCGCCTTTCAAAACAATCGTATTGGCCATCGGATCCTCCTTACTCGGCCATCACTACCGGCAGGGGAGCCGGAGGCTGATTTTCGTCTGCATTGGACCGCACACCGCCGCGCCCGGCATAATTCGCGGGGCGCAGGCTCGCAGCCAGCTTCTGCAAGACGTCAATGGGCATGGCGGCCAGCTCCGTTTCGCTGAACGCATTGCGTTCATTAGCCCGGATTTCGCTCACCAGCTCGTTTTTCCGCTGGCTGGCATTCGCCTGGATCGTCTGAATCGCCGAGCGCAGTGCCTCAGCGCCGCCCAGGTCACGCGCCAGCGCAACCAGGTCAGCCACTTCGGTCGGCATCTCAGCAGCAGGCGCAGGCGTCTGCGCAGCAGCATTCACCTGCGGGGTTTCATCCACCGCAGCTTTATCAGGGCAGCCACCGCACGGAGCGGCGTCACCCTGGGGCGGCACGCCGCCGCCCACGATATTGGTATCTGCCATCTCTACCTCCTCAGTAAGAGTTTGGAATCCCAGCGCACTTTGCAGACCGCGCAGTGCGTTGTACACAATGTTCTGCCGGTTGGTCACCGGCTCGTAAACAATCCGCACCGGCACCGGCGCCCCGAACGTAATCCCGTTCTCGCCGCGCTCATACGGATAGCTCACCAATCCATCAGGCCCATGCACAATCACATGATCCGCAAAGACCTCGCGCACCCACATGTCGCTGTGTCCTTCCGGGTCAAACATGGCGCTCCAGGCCGTGTACACCTGGCTTCTCTGCTCATCCAGGCTGATCTCGTAATTGACCTTCAAAACAGTCATAGCCTTATCCTTCTCATCAGCATTGACACGTGGACATCCGCAGCCATCCTTCCAGGAGCACGCTCCTGGCTGATTCAGCAGCAGCGCCACGTGATCAGGTCGCAGATTCCGGGCAATCCCGACATAACCGTCGCCGTTGAACGTCCCCTGGTTGGCTTCCAGCTCGCGAAAATAGGCCGTAGATACCTCGGTTGGTTCGCCATTTTCAAGGCGTTCCAGCGCCTTCAATGCATCACCACCCATGCCTTTGGCCTTCTCGATATCCAGCCACAGCTCGCCAATCAGCTTGTCGCCATCCATGCGGGCGTTCCAGAACCGCCCCACGCACTGGCTTTCGACAATCTCCGGGCTGTTTGCCGAGATAAATGCCCCTCGCAGGGTCGGGTGGCCCAGCGGCACCGGGATACCGTTCCACGCCTCGGTGAACTTCCCGATCTCATCGGTTGGGACCAACTCACCGTTCAGCACGCCGCCCACAATCGCCACCATCGGCGCAACCAGATACTCCCGCCCATTCAACGTCTGGCGGGATGTCTGTGCTCCGATGGAGCTGAGCTGGTGGACAATCAGCGCGTCAGTCATCGGTTAGCTCGGGCGGTAAACCAGCGCCACAAAGTTTTTCAGTGAGAGATCGGAGGCCGACGCCTGCTGAATCTGATCAGCGACCGTCACCACCGCCTCAAACGAGGCATCCGCCTGCCCGACATCCGTCAGACCGGCAACGCCGAAAATCACGTCATTGACCGCCACCCCGGTGGCCGTACAGGCGCCTGCGCCATTGTGACCGGCGAAGCTGATCACGAACATCTTGGCCAGGGCAGCGCCCAGGCCCCGCGGCGTCACAGCACGGGTGTAATCCGCTACCGGGATCGTCTCGGCGTTGGTAGCCAGCTCAACCTTGCCGACAACAGTTTCACTGGCGGCCGGTACGGCAGCGGCCAGCGCGTGAGGCGTCACGGCGCGGGCGGTATCAGTTCCAGCAATCGCCTCGGCATCAGTGGCCAGCTCAACGATCCCGGAAACAGACGTGGTTGCGGTTGGCAGATCCTCAGCGGTATCCACCAGGTCAGCGACAAAATCCTGGGGATCCTGCCCCTGGAAATTCGCCTTCAACTGCGCAGCAGTTTTTACAGTCATAGTTCCTCATCCTCCTGCTTGTTAAACAAAAGCCGCCAGTTCCGCAAAAGCGGTACTGGCGGTATACCCAGATAAACCGAGTATGTGGGTGGCATGGCAACCACCGGATTCGCACTTACATCATACGGACAAGCCCATTTATGCGCAAATTACAGTGCCGATAATTGCCCTTATCAGCAGTTATCGGGGGGCGTGGTCATATCGCGCAACAGGTTCAGGTCTAGATCCGTAGGTTCGGTGTGCTGTGGAATGGCAGCTCGCACGAAGCAGTCTTTTGCTTCCAGGAGCTTGCGCATCCCGGCGCTCTTCTCAGGCCCATCCGGCAGGCTGGCTTCCATCTGGCGGGCAAGCTCAGCAATAGGCTTGACCACAGCTTGCAATTCTGCCGGCAGGTGGGCATACGCAAACCATTGAATAGTTGTTGATGGCATCTTGTTGATCACCTCCTTTCGGTGTCATTAGCGTAATCCGCTCAATCAGCGGTCTAATTCGGCGGCCAGGAGTCGAACCTGGAGTACCCCCGCAATTGCAGGACGGGGAGCGCGCCGGTCCGGTTACACCATCCGGCTCGCCGCCCAGGGTGTACCCTGTGAATTTATCGGCGATGCTCAACATTCGGTTTTGTAAATTCGGTTTTGTAATAGCTAATCTGTGGCACTAACCTTCCAAACATCCTGATTTGTCAGCCCGGCTGCCATCAAATCGGTCTCAATCTGAGTGTCCAGGATAGTCCACTCGTTGTACCAATCAGCGAATAAGGCACCCCGCGTCCACCCAGGTTGTAGATTAATCGCCGACTGCAACCACTTAGAGCGCTTTTGATGAGTTTTCTCATCTCGTGCAATCTTGACGGCTACAGCTGCGGCCAAATTTCTGTTGTTGCTTCGAAGGTGAAGTCTGTAAACCTGCGTATTTCTCATTTCGTCCTTCTTCCAATCTATTCCATCAGTGTACTTACTATAGCGACGGGTCCTAATCAGCGCAATCCGCGGTTTAAATTACCGGCAGCCAGGCGCATCGGCAGTTCGGGTGTACCGGTATCACACCCCTTGCTTCGGCGATTGAGTACTCTCGCCCCTCCAGGCTGGCGCAAATCGGGCAAACATTATCATCGCCAGCGGTGGAAAGTTCGGCCTTTCCTCGGACGCCTTTGATGCCAAACTCCTCATATCGGTTTAGCGTCCCCTCGGCATACGCATGGATGATCTCTGTTCTGGCCAGCGTCAGCGCCCGTGTAATCCCGATTCGGTCCACTCGCTGATTCAACAGCGCCGCAATCTGCCGCGGTCCCAGTCCCTGGGCCATGCCAGTAGTCAGCTCTCGGCTGATCGCGGCTGACATAGCCTCCGTAATGCCTCGCAGCTCGTTGAAGTTGCGGGTATATAGAATGGCCAGTGTGTTGGCATGGATCGGCTTGCCGAACACTGCCGCCAGCCCAGTTGTCGGCAGCTCTAAACCACCCCGCCTGAGCGCCGTGCTGGCTGCCTCGACAGATCGTGAATAACTTGACCGCACATACATGTTCTGCCATTCGTCCCGCAGCGTGATTCGCCGCCCATCCCGCTGCTCAACGCCGAGAATATCACTATCAATTGCATCCTGGAGCCAGTCCATAAACGCATCTGCTTTCCCGGCTGGATCGGTTGGCCAGTCATACTTCTTTCCAGCCTGGGCCCGCGCAAACACCCGCAGAATACTGGAATCCCGCTTCTCCAGGTAGAGCGCGTCATTCGTGACCACGGTCTCCCAGACCAGCCGCTTAAGTCCATCCATGCGCCGCCGTAAAGCCGCTCCATACGCTCGGCGCACACCCGTTGTCCGGGTTGGATCACGCTGCGCTGCGGTTGCCATCGCTCCTCCGTTTCAGCCGTTCAACCATCTCGCTCCACGTCTCTCGTGGGCTCTTGAAATGCACCGGCCGCCCGCAGCGGTGGCAGTATTTCTTGCCATCCGAGATCAGCCAGCCATTGGAATCCAGCTTCACCATCTCATTGTCCGGCACCAGCTGCCCAATCTGTGCCCCGCATCCAGGGCAGTGATACGGCAGGCTGGTAGTCATGGTGCGCTTTTGGGTTGGTATGCCTCCGCTGGTGGTCATTCTTCCACCTCGTCAGCCGCTTCCACAGAGGCGTCTTCCTCGTCCAGCAGCCGGTTCTCCGTTCCTATCTCCGCTTCCGGCATCCGGAGCAGCACCCGCTGGAAATACTCCACGCCCATGACCATCTCCGGCGCCCCCGGTGACATAGCGGCCGCTGCCTGGGCCATCTTTAGCGCCAGATCGGCGCGCTCCAGGTCGTTCAACTCGAACAGGCTCGGCCATTCGACGGTGTACTTCCCGCCATCTGGTGCCGGCAATGCGCCATAGGTCACCAGACGGTCAATCAGCGGCCGCAGCAGCTGTGGCTCAGCAAAGTTGCGCTGCCGCTCTGCAATTTGACCCGCCCAGGTTGACGCATCCTGGCTGCTGGCCAGCTCACCCCGCTCGGATCCCAGCAAGATCCGCTGCGGGATATCGCTGGACGCCGCCACCAGGCCGATGATGGCATTGAACAGTCCGGTCGGGTCCACCACATCACTACCCAGCGGCGTCAGGGTGATGCCCTTTGTCCGCAGGAACCGTCGCAGACCGTGCATATACTCATCAATTTCCTCGGTCAGCGCATCCTCGTCGGGGATATCGTCGAAGCCGTCACGCACATCGGCGTGCAGCCCCTTGTCCATGTTCTTCCAGGTTGCCTCAGCGCCGCCGCCGATGATCTTCAACAGGTCCTCGAGCAAGTTGTATGCTCGCTGCATTCTGGGCTGACCGTAAACCTCATCCTCCAACAAATCATCCGCCACATGGATGACCCGGCTCCAGTGCACCTGCTCTGTGGGCATATCAATGCCCAGATTGACGCTGTAAATCTCCGGCAGCCCGAACCTGACCGACGTTGGGTCGCTTACTGTCTTGGTGATCTGGATTGACCCTTCGGCATACGGCGAAAGGTAGATGACATCCTCCGGGCGGGTCATCTTTGGCAGCTCTGTGCTCAGCGGCGTTGCCCCACTGGCGCCAATCAGCAAAACGCCAAACCGCCCGACCCCAGATAGCCGGTCAATCCGCGCCATGTAGTGCCACAGCCGCCGTTTATCAATCAAATACTGCAGTCCCTGGACAAACGGGCTGGCAGGCCCGTCCTCATCCGTGTTGCTGGTCGCATCCATGATCACCGGTGGCTTGCGCCAGGTGTCTTTAGCCGGCAGATCCACAATCCGCCCGGCAATGTCCTGACGCTCGTACTTTCCCAGGAACTGCTGGTATGAAATTACGGTTGGATACCCCAGGGCGGTGTACAGATTCCTGTCCCCGCCGTATTGCTGGCCTAACTGCTGAGCCAGTTTCATCCGGTCCAGCAAAATCGAGTTCATTCGCAAAACATTTTTCTTATCCATTTACGCCTCCTGTCAGCGCCGATAAGCCGAATTATCTGAACTATTTTTTCTTCCTTCCCCAGGCTCCAGCAGCCTTGACGGGGGGGATGTGTGATGCAATCGTGCAGTAATTTTCCGCATGGGCCAGGTGATCAGCCCGGCTTTCAACATACGTGGCCACAGGTTCACCGCCTGGGCCGCGTTCCACAACCCGCACTGGGGCCTTGAGATGGTCATAGTAATCGCGCACATCTCGGGCATATGCCGGCAGGGTGTTTTCCTGCTCGTAGAATCTGGCCATTGTTTCATCCAGCGTCCTGGTGCGGTCAGCCGAAACAATCCCATCTTCCGCATTCCAGATCACGGGCTCGCTCTTGCGGCTGCCCGTCTTCTGGGTCACATAGTACGCCAGCCAGATGACCCCATGCCCAAAATCAGCTTTGCCGCTCCGGTCAGTCGGAGCAAAATCAACCTGAAGTTCACGGGCCTTGCGGGTTTCGGGCAGTGCATCAATTACCGCCCGCCGCACGTGATACTGCCGAATGAGCCGTCCCAGGGCCTCAAAACTCTCCACCTCGCCAGCCCACCGCTGCGGGCGTTCTCCGGTCTCTGGATCCTGTGGCCCCCGGATAACTGCGTGAACAATTTTGCCAACATCCGCCCCCATGACAGTATCCTCGCCCGTTACAGGCCTGTGGCCATAATCACGCCGGCAGCCATCCAGCGTTTCATCTGTAATCTGGCCACCTCTCGGCGTGTATGGCTCACCTAAATCCTGGTTATATGCCTCTCGGCGTTTGGTCTCATCGGTCGTGTTCAGGGCTTTGACGATTTCCGGCAGGGTCGTCAGCGGAGAGAACAGCTTCGTTAGGTGATAACCAATCACTTCTCGCCCTGGGCAGGTTGCAACCCACTCGCCCTTGCTCAGCCGATCCAAAGCCTTGCCGCACTTAATACAGGCAATATAGTCATGCCAACCCGCTGGCCGCCCCAGATCGTCCCATTCGGCAACGACCTGGTTGATGGTCATCATCTGCCGTTCGCCGCAATGCGGGCAGCGTACAAACCACTCCCGCTGATCAGACTCCAGCCACTTGGCATGGATGCCCACGCCCGGGTAGGTCGGGGTTGATATCCAGCGCTCCTCTTTCATGGCGCTGTGCCCCAAACGCTTCTGGGCGATGGATGGCGCTCTCGGGTCCATCTCATCAACCTCATCCAAAATCAGCACGTCAACGTCAATGGATTTGAGCTGCGGCGCCTGTCCATTGGTTTTGACCTGGCCACCTCGCAGATAGATAAACCTGTCCCGCACACGCTTGAGCGTCACCCGGTCAGCTCCTCGTTTCCCCTCGGTGCCTGACCCATCCACGACAACGCTTGCCAGGTAAGGGGACGATTCCAGCGCCGGGCCCAACCTAGCACTGGAGAAGTCGCTCACGTGAGTATCCGTGGGAAAAATATACAGGCAGGTTGCTTGCCGTTGATCAGCTGCGTGCAGCGTGAAAGAAATGGCATACTCGCTGGCCCCCATCTGACTGGCCTTATAGACCACTGCTGTCTGTGCCTGCTCCCGGTACAGCGCTGCCAGATAAGCATGGGTGATGATATCAAACGGCGCCCCCGGTTTCAAAAACGGCCGGTTGATGATGGTCCACGTCAGTAGATCCAGCCCATGATTACCCTGCTGCCGCCGCAGCAGTTCAATCTGGGCCAGCCCACGCCGCTCCAGGTCAACCCTCGGGGTGCTACTCGCCGTCATCACTTTCCCCTGCAACCGCCGCGTCCAGGTTGCTCACAACCTGGCGCAGCTCGTCATCTGTCAGATGAGTAAACGGATTTTCACCCGGCACTTCTGCTGCCGGGGCCGCTGCCTTGCCCTTCTCACCGCCATCCTTGCCAGTGCCCAGCATGCCCACAATCTGGAAGAATGTTCGCCGGTCGCTGGCGCTCTTTGGCTGTGGGTCAGAGGCCGAATTCAGCAGTGCCTGGATGACGTCTGCCCGATGTTCCATCATCGGCTCAACCAACAGGCTGCTAACCCGCGTGTCAATCGTCGGGTCTATCTTCCGCCAGTTCCGGATCGTTCGGGACGACCTCATCCCCAGTACCTGGGTGGCCAGCTCCTCTTGGGTTGCCGGTGTGCGCGTCTTAGCCGGGCTGGCTGCCCAGGCAATATAAGCTGCCTTGCGCCAGTCCCAGCCCTCCGCCCGCAGCTCCATGTACTCCCGCCACCAGCTGAACGATTCGCAGCGCTCTAAGAACGCCTGTCGGGCCGTTCGGCTGGCTGCCTGGCCTGGCGTGCTTTCACTCGCCGGAAATGCGGTTGTAGGATCATCACTCATCTGCGCCGCACCTGTGCTAAAAACGGAAAATTCGGAATTTCTTCTATTTGGGCCAATCGCGTGACCCGAAAAGCGCGTGGGCGGGGGAGTACCTCGCCCATTCGCCTAAAGTTTGACTATGCGCAGACCATAGCGCATTCTACTCGCCACGCAGCTCGGCATTTTCTTTCTGCAGCCGGCCTACTTCTGCTTCCAGTTCAGCAACCCGCTTTTCGAGTTCCAGGATCCGAGAATCCTTCAACCGGACCTTGCTTTCCAACTTCTCAATCCGGCTATCTTTCTCGTCTGCCGCCTGCTGGAGTTGTAAGATTTTCGCCTTTAATTCGGAGATCTCGCACTGCATCTCAGCGATCTTGACCGCTGTGCTGGTGCGCTCCGCTTCGAGGACATCAACGCGACGCTGTAACGGTTCCACCAGGCTGATCGCGGCTGCTGAGATTTTCTCGGCCGATTCAGCATCTGCCTTGTTGGCATCGGCGGCGGTTTTTTGGGCTTCCGCCGTGCGCCGCCGCCGATCAACAATCGCCGATAGGATTACCGTGAGAGCGCCGCCGCCTGATACCAGTGCAAGGATGATTGCGACGGCGTCAGACATCCTAGTCCTCCGGGTCGGCGCCTGGCGTATACGGTGGATTCTTCGCACCGCTCAAGATGGCACTTTCGACCAGGTCGGCCAACAAACTTGCATCCATTTGAATATTTGCCCGGTCCAATGCCGCCTGTGCCTGTGCGACAACCCACGCCTTCTTTTCTGCTCCGGTGCGAGCTGCCAGACCAGCCAGGTCATACTGCTCAGCCGCCCCCACGAACATGGTGATCAGCGAGTCAGCAAACGCAAGCTGCTCACGGCTCATGCGGGCCTTCACCCGTTGGATCAGCAGCTTGACATACCATACGGCCAGGCCCGCCAGAACCGGCAGGATGACCGAGATGACGATTTGCAGGATACCCTGCAGCAATGCAGATTCGGCTTCAGACATTTCCAACCTCCTGTGTTTGTGGATTTGTGTCTGTCACCATCATAGCGCGCCCCCAATTTCAGCGCAAAATAAGCCTGGCGAATGCCAGGCTTATTGTTGTGTTCAGATAATCGCTATTATCAGCGGACTCGTTTATCGCCATCCACGTAGCTCTGGGCCGCCACCGCAGCCCGATTATGTCCCAACTGGCGGGAAGTGTGCAGCAGCGCCGCCCGGTCATCTGCGCCGGCCGCCACCACTCGCTGGTAATCTGCTACGGCGAAGGTTTTGCGAAACCCATGCGTGCCCAGGCAGGTGATGCCCAGGCTCTCACAGGCCGCACGGACACGTTTGCGCGCCCGCTCCGCCAGCGAGCCACGCCCCTCAAACAGATGCCCGGTTTTGCTACCCAGGCCCCGCTCTTG